ATATTCCCGAAACACACCCTCTTAATGCCTTCTGGTATTCAATCCGATATATTTTTGATTGTGTCAGCTCATCTAACATAAGTGCCTTTATTTTTTCGCCGATTTCGTCAAGAGATTCTCGGTAAATTTTCTTAAGCTCCGATAGGATCGCCTTTTCTTGTTCAACAGTGTGTTTCATTACTTCTTTTTCATGTTTATTCATTATTTAAGGCCTCTAAAGCGGTCTCTATAGTAAGATTCTCTTGATCAGGCAATCTGTTTCTTATTTCCTCATAATCAATATCAAGAATTTCGCAGATATTCTGCATCAGCGTTTCAGCATCGAGATTGGCAGCAAGATTCAACAAGGTATTTATTTCGGTTTGTTTAGTTTGTGCTTCTGTCAAAGCAATTTGAGAGTTTTCCTGAGCATTACTCATAACCTCGTGTTTAAGCTCAAAGTAAATATCTTTCATTTGATAGTCGCTATTGTTCCGCGCATTAATTTCGTCCAAAACTGGTTTTAATAGTTTTCTTAAAAACTGCTTAAGACGTATTTCAAGCTTTGAGCATTTTAAGTCAAGCAGCGAGTAAGCAGCCTTAATGGCTATATTTGTGGTCGCATTAGTGTCCTTAAGCCCAGAAGTATTAAGCCCCATTCCAAAACGGTAAATATTTTTTTCATCCAGTTCGAGTTTTGTAAGCCTTGCCTGATACGGAATATCAACTGTTTTAATATCAACCCCCGAACCTGTATCCGCTTCCAATCCAATAACCTTTTTAGTTTTAAGATTTTGTATAAGCTCATCCATACTGTCACCGTCTAATCCTTTTACAACGTGGATGGGTGTATCAAAATCTATAAGGTTATTAGACAGGCTTGATGCCATGAGATCATAATCATCTATGAGGTCCTTAACAGGCTTTAACCCGGAAAACTGCTTCTTGTTATTATCCAATCGAAAAAACGGTATGAAGCCGAATCCGCCATAATGTGTCTTATTGCCCTTCTCATATAGCGTATGCGGTTTTGGATTAAGCTTTTCCGATGCGTCTTTTAGCATCTCACCCTCATCAGTCATAATGTAGAAATAAACCTGCTCACTGTCCCATACCTGAATGCGTGTTATTCTTTTACGCCCCTTTTCTATTCTGTCAACATAAGAATATATGACGTATTTAGTCTCACTGTCTGTATTCTCGGTTCTCACTTCAACAACGCCTAAAGAATCAGCACATTGAAATGAAATTCGATCATCCTGATTCTTGTATGCGTACATATATTCAAAGCCTTTCGATATACAGCCTGTCAAGGTTTCAGAAAGCTCAGACGTAAAGTCCTCATTGCAATTAAAATACTGATCTAACTCGCTTTGCAGCTCCGGGAAATCAGATTTTATGAATCCCTCGGAACCGGAAAGGATGTATTGAACCGCCTGATCAACCAATTCTGCAAAAAAAGCGTGCGGTATTTTAACATTACTCCTCGTTTTGTCCTCTACCAGTTCCCCATCAGCATTATAGTAAAACAGCCTGTATCCTCTGATATCATGATCACCCTCATAGTATTCCTGACCTTTGCGGGCAAACTTCTTTTTATCGGATACTGCGTCTTCATCGATAAGCTGCTTAATTTCTTCGATCGTTAGCATTGATTTACCGCCTTACATAAGTATTTTCTTTCTCTTTCGCCATCTCTCTATGCCGTATCTCAGAGCTGCCATAGCATCATCCTGATAAGCAACCGGTTCATCTAAATATTCTCCGGTTTTTTCGTCTTTTTTCCATTTCCACTGTTGTAATTCCTTGATTGTATTAACGCAAGCAGGATGCACATAAATCATGCGCTTAACCGTCTTGTCTTTCCTTACAACGCCCTTAAGCCAGTCGATTTGAGCTTTAACGGAGCCGCTTGAGCCACCCTTGTCAACTCCTTTCGCCCTGTATCCTGCATTCTTCCATGTCTTAATTCGATCAGGCTCGGCAGAATCACACCACATTTCTTTATTTTTCGGTATAGATTCAGCAAGTGGAATGATTTCAGCTGTTTCTTTTTCGAAACAATAAACCTCTTTGAGAATATAAATATTATCGTCCTTGATACCAAGGAGCAGGATTGCATTTGCATGGTTGAAACCAAAGTCCTGACCGATTGCAATATCATCATAATCATTAAGATTCTGCGACAATTCTTTGACTTCCCAATTGCGTAGTATAAGACCTCCAATCTCTCCCCATTCTCCAAGACCGTATATCTGATAGCCTTCCGGATCAACAATCTTACGTCTTTCCATTCTCGCCTTATAAGCTTCATCAATAAATCTATTTCCGAGATATGTTGAATGATGCGTTAGAACGTTTGTATCAGGGATATCAAAAAAGACTTTCTTTATCCAGTGATTTTTATTCACCGGATTGAAAGTCATTCGGATTTGATAAAATTGTCCGGACGGTAGCTCTCCTCTTAAACGGTCGTCAATTATTTCAAAGTCAGCTTGCGTTATTTCAGTTGCTTCCTCAATCCACACATCCGTAAGTTTGCCCTTTTGGAATGTAATGGATTTCAGCTTCTCCCGCTGCTTTTCGTCATTTACTCCTCTAAAAATAATTTTATTACCATTAACTTTACTGGTTATCTGTAGAGGGCTCTGTTTTATATCCCAATATTTATCAGCCTTATCCCCGAATATCCGATAGATAGCTCCCGTAAGCTCCGCATAGGTACTGTCTCTGTTTGTGATATCTGACTTACGTATGCATACAAGATTGCGACCTTTGTCCTGCATTAATCGCAATATGTAGTTCTGCGCTGTGTCAACTGATTTCCCCGATCCGGCAGAACCTTTCATAATAATATAGCGTTTATCCGAAAAGTTAACCTCCTTGAAGCACAGATTCATTTTAATGTTTACATTCATGACGAATCACCATAATCAATATTTATATTCAATTCCATGTCAACCTGCTGTTCAATCTTGTCGGTGTATATTCCATACCGCTTACCAAGTAGCTCAGCAGCTTTCAGACGCTCTTTTTCATCTGGAGCTTTCTCGACACGTCTTGCAGAAGAGCAACCATCACCTTCACCTTCAACCACAACGATTTCCGAACGGCTTTGACCTCTTAGAACGGACGTGAGATATTTCAACACTTCGTCCTGATCGGCAATCAGCTGAGATTCTTTTTCAGCCATTCTCCGTTCTACATACGCCTTAATTACAGGTTTTGACAAGTTTTCTGTGCCAATTCTGTTCGCTGTTTTTTTCGAATACCCCGCCCTGATAGCCGCTTGAGTAGCATTAAGGTCGATGAGGTATTCCTCACAAAACCTTTTTTGTTTATCCGTTAATTTAGGCATTACCTCACCCTCCTTTCATTTGGCATAACAAAAGCCCTAATCAAAGATTAAGGCTGAAATATTTAATATTTACGGAAAAGCGAACCGGACGCTTACACGCCCGGAAAGCCTACTGTTTTTCCCGTTGGCTTTTATTTCGGATTCTAAATCCATTATTATGATATCATAGAATGATAGTGTAATTCAATGTAATTCAAAAATTATTTCCATATAATTTAATAAATTCGCCCATCGCTTTTTTATGGACGTTGTAAACGCTTTTTAATTCTTTGTATCCTAACTCCTCCTGTATCTGCTCCCATTTTTTAAAGCGTATATACCGTTTCATTAATATCAGTCTATACTTTGGGTTTTTTATCCGATATATCCTTAAACGGATTTCATTTTTAATATCAAAAAGTTTGTCAGTTTCTTCATTTATTTTTTGAGTTAATTCTACACGTTTGTCAAGATAAGCGGCAAGTTTGATTTCAACGTTATTTTCGTTATGTGTGCCCGGTGGCATATCTGTAAATACCTGCGTACATCGACAGATGTCAGAATCAATCTCCTCGAGCTGCATTATGTTTTCGTCTATTTCTTTGTTAATATAAAAGCTTTGTTTTAAGTACTCTACTGCTGTCAAACCCTCACCTCCTCGATTATAAAAATATCAAGCCTTTTACCCGTTCTGATTATGTATCTTCTGGCGGCTCTTGCCGTATCAAACTCCAAGTATCCATTATCAAGCGTTCCGAGGTAACGGCTTGACAGCTTGTTAAATACGCGGTATTTTTTAATCATAACAGTCTCCTTGACCTAAAGTTATATTTTATATCATCTATCCTATCAAAGTTACTCGACTGTCCTGGTCTGCCCTGCGGTAGTTTTGCCGCATGCAGAGCCTTTGTCTCGTCTTTTGTCGCCAATCCATCAAAATGGCAATCGTCCTCATAAGGGCAGTTACCGCTCAAGCAGTCGTAAGGAGGATTACACTTAGGTTTTTTAAACGGCATCGCTTTTACCCTCTGTGCTCTTTAAACAAGCTTTTTTGCGATATTTGCAACTACTGCATAAATGCTTATCACGACACATATCAATCGCTTTGTCATTATCAGCGTCAAACTCTTCTTTCGTCTTAAAAAACTTGCAAGCTTCTGTTTGCCTTAAACCATCGCATTCCTCGTCAAGTAAATCACAATGATAATCGCTTGCTTCTAAGCCTGTTTTTGCAAACACGCATCTTTTTGTTTCAATCTCAAAATCCATCTTATTTCCTCCATTAAAATGTTACAGTGACATTAAGCACAGCCGCAGCCACCCAATATATTGCCTTTTTGTAATCCTTATGTATCAGACATACTAATGCCGCGCATAAATTAATCGCTATTAATACAAGCGGCAGTATTTGCGTAGGTTTAATTTTAGTTAGCATCGTTCCCTCCTATTTAGTTTTGACCTCTGTTTTTAGCCATTTACCGTTTTTATAAATCCTGTGCTTAACCAGCTTAACCTTGTCACCAACATTATGCTTGTTATAATAGCTTTGGCTTGTAACGACTTTTAAGTTATCACCGCCATAGTCAATGACTGTGTAATAATATACATCCGTAACGTGCTCAAATGCACTTATTGCTCTATCCTCTTCCGTTATGTATTGCTTAGTTATTGTGCCTGTTATCTCCACATCTTCGGTCGTATATACATCTTCTGGGAGTTTTTCGCATCCCGTAATAGTTATTAATATTATCAATATTAATGACATTGCACAAACTATTTTATTTGCCACCCTCGGTTACCTCCTTAATGCTTATCTCTGTCGCATCTGCGCTAATATCGCATATATCTGTTAAAGCAGATTCGATTAGTGATTTAATATTCTCCGGCTTATCGGTCTCCGCCGTTAACTGTATATGTGCCGTCGCTCTGACTATGTAGGTTTTCATTTCAGTCCTCCTTCCAACAGTTCGGGGTTGTCAAATATATTGCCGATTACCTCATAGTATCGATTTACCATAAATAAATCATCAGAGGGCCTTGTTGCTTTTTTAGGTTTTATTAACTCCGATAATATAAATTTTGCAAATACACCGTCCCATTTCACCGTAAACAATTTCGATTTGACGTGTCTAACAATATCCCCCTCAAAAATCTTTTTGCCGTTTTTGTCGCGCATGCCAGTGTATCTGCCAAGCGTATCCTCTCGCACTGTAACAACGTGCAAATCCTCGTCTGACAGCCAAATACCGTCTCCGTCACGTATGTAGGTTTCACTGTCATTAATCCACTTGCCGTTATCCGTTCTTTCCCCCCTAAACAAAATCTCTCTGCTCCTAAATAAAATCTCTCCGCTCATGATTTCCTCCTGTTATTACATCTTCCAAATTTACAATCATAACACTCATTCGCTGCTTCGCATCCGTAAGCTCTGCAAGATAATAATATTCTCCTTTACTGTTTTGTTTTAAAATACAAGCAGTTAAAATATATTCTGCATTTTCAATATTGAATTTTCTGCTCGAATAACGTACCGGTTTGTTCAGATAGGTTTTAACTTCTGAAATATTCATAGCTCTTCAACCCTTATGTAGATTCCGGTGACATCAGCCCAGAACTTTTCAATTACCTCCGAAGCTACCAAAGCGTCATCAGTCCAGAATCCGCATTTTGTCATACAATCCTTTAGCATTTTTGCAAGGTTATCAGTATCCGGTTTAGTTGTTCTGTATTCGCCGTTCCTGTGACTGCCTTTAGGGAAGCACCATTTTGTGATAAGTCTGATTCCTGTCCGATACGGTTCACTCGGTACATGCCTTTGCAGATTTGATAAAAGTTTTTGCTTTGCATTTTTTATTTCAGGAGGATCGTAAAAAACAGGTTTTCCATTTCTTACCGCAACCTTGTGCTCCTGAGCGGTTACTGTCGGTACGTTTTCCATAGCCATAAAAAATTCTGTCATCTTCTGCACCTCCGTTCGTGCGTTTATTATTGTTTCATAATAATTTCTGTGCGCCTTAGGCACAGAAATATATATTATGTAATAATATAGTTTTCTTCCCTTAGGAAAAAAAGGGTGTTTTTTCGAATTTTTCTCTCTTAGTGAAAATATCGGTTTTGTATCGACTTTTTCATTTTCAGAGGGTAAGGAAAATATCGAGTGATTTTCCCTTTGATCTTAAAAACCGTTATAGGGAAAAAATCGAAAATTTTCCTTACACTGCTTTTTTGACGGAAAGGGAAAA